TGGGGAGGCACATCGCGCCGCCGTATTACTCGGTATAAAAGTCGGCGTAATCCCACAGTAACGGCACTGTTCAACAGGGAAAAGTAGAAGATGAAAAGCCCCATTCTAAAGACACGCAAGGAAGCTATGCGCCAGATCATTCGCAGCTACCCTGATGGACGCGAAGGCGCGGCAGCACGCTTGGGAATGAACGTCAAAAAATTTGACAACCACGCCTATGAAAGCGCGGGCTGCAGTTCGCTCAGCGATGCTCAGGTTTACATGCTGGAACAGGAGCACGGCACCTCTCATTTGCCGAACTACATTGCGCAAATGTACGGCGGGCTGTTTGTACCGGTCGCCAATCCTGAAACGCTGGATAACGTTGAGCTGTATGCCCGATCCGTTCAGGTTTCAGCCAAGCGCGGTAGCGTTGACCTAGCAATTGCCCAGGCGTTGGAGGACGGTTCGATCAATGCGGGAGAGGCCGAAATTATCCTCAATGCTCACAATCTACACATGGCCGCACGACACGCCGAAGTACTCGCTGCCATCGACTTGTATCGGGCAAAACCGGGGAAAGGCCAATGAACAACCTGCCCGCAGTACAGGAATATCAGGACACCCTTAAAGCCGCAGCGCTCATATTCCTAGAGCGGCACCGGTGCGAACACCTCGGCGACGGTCAGCAACTGTTTGACCGTACCGTGCAGCACTTGGTTGCGGATTACGACGTCCTGACTCAGACCGCCGAAAAGCTGGTGCACCTGGCCAGCAGCGAAATGTTGGCTGTAAGCAATCGACAACGAATGGATATTGCCAGCAGCACATCCACGCACACCGTCATCATCGACACTGCCACCGGCAAAGCCTGGGCAATCCCGGTCAGCCTGATCTACGAACGCATTCTTATCGCCCCTGATAACGGGCGTTTCCGCGTCACAGCTTCGTAATACCCACCCAATAAATCGCCTGTCCCACTGTATTGGGTTTGGGTGAGCTGCGCCTGAAATTGAGGTTTGACGATGGAAAACGCCATGAACATCAACGCAAAACTGACGCCCGACCAGGCTCAAGCGCTCTTGGCCAACCTGCGCGAGCGATACCGTCTCAGCCTCAATGAACTTTGGTACGCAGACCAGTACCGCCTGATTCCCGATGGCCTACGTCACGGATCGATCCTTGCCAACAGCCCCGTGATGGCTGCTCAGAAACATCTGATTGGCGCCCTCACTCATAGCCTCGGCCTTAGCCTGAAAGCAGCGAAATAACCATGAGAGACGACCTGCGTCACGACGTTCTACAGCGCATCGAGTCCGAATTCGGTCTCAAACACCGCCCCTCCACCAATTACATGCGTGGTGGGACTTGCCCGAAGTGCAACAAGAAAGAGCTGTACACCCGCTTTGACAGCCCGTGGCAGCTCATCTGTGGTCGCCAGGAGAAATGTGGCCACACATTGCATGTAAAAGAGATCTATGACGACCTATTTGAAGACTGGAGCAAGCGCGCTCCCGCTACTGAGAACGCCCCAACAGCGACTGCGCGCGCATACCTTGAGTTCGCCCGCGGTTTCAATATTTCACTAATCGGAGGTTGGTTCACACAGGATACGTACTACTCGTCCCAACATGAGGCGGGAACCGCGACGGTACGATTCGCCCTAGAGAAAGGTGGCTATTGGGAGCGCCTGATCGATAAGCCCTCGCGCTTCGGCAAGATGAAGGCCCGCTTCAAGCCGGGTGAATCCTACAAAGGGGTGTGGTGGTGCCCACCGTGCGTGGACGTGCTCGAGGCGAAAGAAATCTGGATTGTTGAAGGCATCTTCGACGCGCTCGCCCTTGTGCACCACCACATTGCCGCCGTATCGGCGATGTCCTCAAACGCTTTTCCAGCGGATTCGTTGCAAGCACTTGTAGCGGCTCGCCCAGGTAATTTGCCAAAGCTGGTTTGGGCGCTTGATAACGAACCTGGTGCACACGCTTACACCAAGCGTTGGGTCCGTATGGCCCGCGAGCTAGGCTTCACCTGCGAAGCGGCCCAAATCCCACAACGGGATAACAAGAAGGTCGACTGGAACGATCTGCACCAGCGTTGGCAGTTTCTGGACGAAGGCGAGAAGCGTGATGCTCAGGTCGACAAAGACATCACTACTGCGCGGCACAATGGCGCCCTGCTGATCGCTGAGAACGCCACCGAGAAGGCCCTGGTGATGTTCGACTGGAAGCGCCGTAGCGAATTTCATTTGGAGTTCGGCAATCGCCTGTACTGGTTCAAGCTCGATCTGGAGAAGTACAACAAGGCGATTCAGGAACTCGAGGACAGCGAGCACCACGACGACCAGCAGCTGAACAACAAACAAATGCGGGCTAAGGCCATGCAGCAGTGCGGCGCGCTGCAGCGCATTGCCACCTGTAACCCGAAGGCCCTGTATTACCAAGAAAACAAACTTACCGACGAGTCCTGGTACTACTTCCGGATCACGTTCGCCCACGATGCTGCGCCGATCAAGAACACCTTCACCAGCTCACAGATCGCCTCCTCCGCAGAGTTCAAGAAGCGCCTGCTGGGCATTGCCCCGGGCGGGATGTTCACTGGCACCACCCAGCAGCTGGACGCCTTCATTGAAGAGCAAACCGACGCCCTCAAAACCGTGCAAACAATTGACTTCACCGGCTACACCCGTGAGCACAGTGCATACGTCTACGGCGACGTGGCTGTGCGCGATGGGAAAGTGTTCAAGCTGAACGAAGAGGACTTCTTCGACATGGACCGGCTGAGCATCAAAACCCTCAGCCAGTCGGTACTTCTCAACCTGAACACGGACCTGGAGAAGTTCGACACCGAATGGCTGGACATCATCTGGGAATGCTTCGGTGCCAAAGGCCTGGTCGCGCTCGCCTTCTGGTTCGGTTCGCTGTTCGCCGAGCAGATCCGACAGCACCAGAAAAGCTACCCCTTCATGGAAATCATCGGTGAGCCGGGCGCCGGTAAGTCCACGCTGATCGAGTTCCTATGGAAGCTCTGCGGGCGTATCGATTACGAGGGTTTCGACCCAACCAAGGGCACCCCAGTTGCTCGAGCACGTAACTTTGCCCAAGTCGGCAATCTGCCGGTGGTGCTGATCGAATCGGAGCGGGAAAAGACCGATGGCAGCCAAACCAAACAGTACGACTGGGACGAACTGAAAACCGCCTACAACGGCCGCAGCGTCCGCTCCACCGGTGTGAAAAACAACGGCAACGATACCCGCGAGCCTCCTTTTCGTGGCGCAGTGGTCATCGGCCAGAACCACGCGGTGAACGCATCCGAACCCATTCTGCAACGCCTGGTGCATATCGCCATGACGAAGGACGGGCAGACGCCGGCAACCAAATTGCTGGTGGAGAAACTCGAGCGCATGCCGGTCGACCGCGTCAGCGGGTTCTTGGTCAAGTCCACCATGATGGAAAACCAGGTGATGGAGACCGTCCGCGAAAAGGGCCCCAAGTATGAACAGCAGCTGCTGGCCCTGCCCGAGATCCGCACTGTCCGGATCGCAAAAAATCACGCCCAATTGCACGCCCTAGTTGACGCCCTGGTGCACGTTGTCCCGCTGAAAAAACACCAGGTGGAAGCGGCTCACACCGAGATTCAAAGCATGGCCAAGGATCGCCAGCTAGCGATCAATGCTGATCACCCGATCGTCGTCGAGTTTTGGGAGCTGTACGAGTACCTGAACAGCGCTGCCGGTGGGCTCAACCACTCTCGCAATGACGGCCTGATCGCGGTGAACCTCAACGACTTCGCCAAAGAAGCTGCAGAGAAGCGCCAGAAAGTTCCGGACCTAACCGAGCTCAAGCGGCACCTGAAAACAAGCAAGTGCCCCAAGTTTGTTGAGAGCAACAGAAACGTCTGCTCGGCATGGGATACCGATGCCGCTGATAAGCCGAAAACCGTGCGGTGCTGGATTTTCCAGGCTGCCTGAGTCCCCCAATGGAGAAAGCACAGATGCAAGTTCAAGTGTTCATGGGCAACGCCGGCGACGGCACGACCAGCAAACTGCAAGAGATCCAGGACCAATTGCGCGCAGCAGGACAAATCGCACCGATCATTCAAGCTGCCGCATATGCCGAAGAGGGTCTGTTACAGATTTTGGAAGTTCAAGCTGCTGGCGGTCAGCGCGAGATTCTGGTGGCTGATTGCACTCATTTGCAGATTTTGAAGGTTTTGGAATGGCGGTCATGCACTGAGGATGACCAGCGTTTCGATGACCTGGTCATTCACCTGGCGCGCCAGGATTGACTGGAAAAAGAAGCGATGCCGAGGAGTTGGCCCTCCCCGACATCAACCACGACTGAGGAACAACACCATGCAAGCACTGAACCAAAGTAGTAGCGGCGGGAAGGCTACCACACCGGCGCGTCACCAGGTGGCTACCGCCGTCATTGGAGCCGCGATGATTGGCTACCTAGTACACAAGACACCTGACGCCCGCATACGGCTTGAAAACCTAACTGCTATGGCGCATGACCTTGGCGAGCTGAGTGCAAATGATGCAGCTGTGGTTGCTCAATTGCTGGCTAGGTCGCCGTCAGAGCCACTAACTACTTCTCCCATCTCGGTTTGATGAAAGGATTAATCATGATCTCTAACCCGGGCATTACTGGAACAACAATATGAAAACCCTATTCGTCCTTATGGCCCAGTACAACGGCCAGGTAGTCATACCACTGGAGCGCGTCTGTGAGGACTATTTCACCCACCTGACTACGGATATGTTCCAACGCAAAGTCGGTGCTGGCCAAATAAAGATTCCCATCACACGTATAGAGCAGAGCCAAAAAAGTGCAAAGGGGATTCACATCACAGACCTTTCTGAATACCTTGACCTTCAGCGCGCTGCTGCGGTTAAGGAGTGCAACCAACTACACAGCCCGCCCCGCAGTAGCTGATCACTTCAAGGTTCTAGCGCCCAGTTTCACGGGCGCTTTCAGGATTTTGTCGAACCACTTCCATTTAGCGTAGGCATCCCCCCGCCCACGCAAATGCGTGTAACGGCGCATCGAGTTCCAATCTCGATGCCCCGAAACGCTCGCCACCCGTGGGATGTCCCAGTCCATTTCAAAAAGTCGACTGACCCCTTCATGACGCAGGTCGTGAAAGTGCAAATCTTCAATCCCTAGGATCTTGCAGGCCCTGGTCCAAGATGTGGAAACAGATTCGGCGCTGTACGGAAAAATCTCGGGTAGTGTCTTTGGCATGGTCTGGATAATGTCCCAGGCTTCTGGAGGCAGATTGCACCACACGTCGTTACCGATTTTCTGACCAGGGTTTTTCATATCCCGGACCAGCACTCGATGACCTGCCTCATCCAGATCAGCCCATAAAATTCGCGTAATTTCCTCCTGTCGCCGCGTCGAGAACAACGCAAATCCCGTCATCTTTAGCATATTGATCGAGGTTGGCCGGCGGGATTGAATGCCGCGGAAGTGTGTCAGCAGCTTGTCTAACTCATCCAAGGTAGGACGCCGGTCGCGCTCGCGGCTTTTCATGTTGTAGCCAAGCTTTTTCAGCACCTTTCGGGCGTCGGCCATCGCATGCGCGTCAACCTCGTATCCCCAAGCAGGCCG